TAATAAGAAAATTTTTAGAAAATAGAAATAAAAAAAACTCGCTAAAATTAATTAGCGAGTTTTTATATTAAAGTTTTTAATTAAAGACTATTAATTTTTTCTTCGAAGTATTTAATATTTTCTTCTATGGATTTTCTATTAGGGAAAGTTTTATTTTCTAATAGATAATTTTTATTAGATTTTATTAAATCTTCGATTGTCGCTTTATTTTCTTTAGTAATATTAACTGTATCTACTAATAGCTTGATAGTATTAAATTTCTTATTTAATAGCGTATCGTGTTGATAATCGACTGTGCGATAATCTGTGCTAAATAATAAATCTTTAATACTAGTAGAAAATTTTGCGTTTTCGAAATAATTAAAAGATTTTCCTGTTTTATTATTTACTAATCGAAATAATATTATTCTAGTGGAATATTCTAAAAAGTTTTTAGATAGGCCTGTTCTAGATGTAGGAAATTTTTTATTAAGATTTTTATTATTTTCCATTTTTTTCTCCTTTCTAATTTTTATAATAGTTATTTTTAACCATAAGTAAAGTATAAAAATACTAATATTATTATAATTATTAAGAAATTTTCCATTTATTTAATATCTATATTTTATTAAAAAATCAGCTAAAACAAGTTTAATTTTCGTTATTTTGTTATTATTTTTTTATTAATTATATGTATATATATTATATTAACCTATACCTATAGGTTAAGTAAGGTCGTTACTCAATCTCTCAATACCTTTACTCAATCTATCAATGAAACCGCCGGGAGGCGTGAGGCGGTCTGCTGTCTCAATTTTTTTTTTAGCAGTCCCTCCTCCTCATACCAAAATTTTAAATTAAAAAAAGAGGGCGATAAAATCGCCCCCTGTCGGAGTTATAGTCTTTATTTAATTTCTGATGCTAATTTAGCGAAGTGATTAAGATTGATAGTAAGTTTATCTTGAATTACTTTCGGTAAATCTTTGAGTAACTCTCTATTTTGTTTGATAATATATAAAAGTTTTTCTTTGTCTTTTTTTATATTATATCCCTCGATAAAAGTTATAACCCCGTATTTTTTGAAACCACGTCCATTAGTCGCTGTCTCGTAATCTCTATCTGTAGGGGTGAAACCTTGTTTCACGGCTTCTTCGATAGTTACTGATGTTTTGTACTTCTCGAAGGTAGCGTAAGCTTTTCCTGAAGGTTTCTTTGGATTAAGTAAGCTAAATAAGATAGCTGACTGTGGTCCAACTACTTTAGATTGAAAGCTAGTTGGGAACTTTTTTTCTGTAGATGTCATATTAACTCCTATGTCTTTCTACTTTCTTTTAGAGCCTTATGCTCTAATTCTATTATAAAGATTTTTAGACATTATTAAACATTTATTTAAATTAATTGTTAATAACCTTATCCCCTCTTGTTGAGTAAATAATCGACTGTCTTGCGGACTTTGACGATTGTATCCTTAATCTCGTGTGAGATATAATGATGATCCACTGTATATGGTCTATTAAGAGGACTCAATGTCTCATCACCCAAGGTGTGTTCGTCAAGGTCTTGGATTATTGTTATTAACTTCTCCCGGACATCGTCCGGCATTTGTGCTTTATCAACCATTATACCTCCCTCGTTGTGCTCTTTCTAAAGCTCGTTGTTGCTGTAAGGGTGTGACGGGTCCCATTAATCGTCTGTCCCTTATTCGTGTATACACTCCCTCGTGAAATGTTATTGGCATTTCATAAGGCACATGTGTATATAACATCCTTCTCAATTCTTGTATGCTCATATCTTTCTCCTGTTTCTTTAATTTTAAATTAATTTAATCCTAATTATACAAAAATTTAAATCTCCCTTATAATAATTGCATCACAATAACAAGGCAAGCCACATGGGGCTGACTTAATTAATAAATCTTTTCCTGAAATATAATCGTGGGCTACTACTTGTGAGTATTTCCCTGAGTAAAGGTGTCTATTAAGTTCGACTTTTTGTCTCTCTTTTTTTCCTTTCACTCTAGGAAAGGACTCATAATGCCCTTTGTCATTTATAGCCATATCTTTTTCCTTTCTTGCTTATCTAATTTTAAACTAATTTAATCCCTTAAATACAAAAATTAAATAAGGTTGACATAATAATAATAAAGCTCCTCCTCCCGCCTCATCCCTCCTCCGCCGAAGGCGGAGGTCGGTGGCTGACGGATGATGAGGGATGACTCAATCTCAATGACTCAAGGCCCCCGCCTCAACCTTCAACCTCACCGCCCTGCGGGCGGAGGCTGATGGCTGATGTCTCAATCTCAATGACTCAAGCCGCATCACTCAACCACCGTAGTTCGCTTTCAACTTGTCAAGATAATCGATGAGGTCATCCTCACTCATGGTGTCAAACTGTGAGTGCTTCACCTCTTTCTTCTCAACCAGGTATCCCAGCAACTGGGCCTTCAACCGGGCCGCCTGGACCGCCGCTCCAAGTTGTTTTTTGGTGCACGCCGCCTCATACAACCTGTCAAGCTTGTCAATCTCCTTGTCCAGTGTATGCACCGTCTGCTGCATCTGGAGCGACCGAGCCCGGCTCACCGCCCTCGTTATTTTATCTTTTTTTAAGAGGCGGCTGGCTTGTACGTGAGCTGACGTTTCAGCATAGCCTGCTTCCAAAGCCGCTTGTCTCTTACCCAATCCAGATATTATGCCGTGAACGAACTTTTTTTCCTTGTCCGATAAAATCTTATTTTCTGTATGGGAAAATTCTATAACATTATCCATAGTATTAGCCCTCAATTTATCTTATTAAGGGCTAATTGTATAGAGGTTTATTCTTCGTACGTGCTAAAAACTGTGTTTTTTATGCTGATTTCGACTTCTTTAACTTCTGTGATTGATCCACAATTGCCTGTCCAGAACTCTGCGTAATCTCTAGCGGTATCCAAATCGTTATATAAAGTGTAAGATAAATACTGTTTGGTTTTTTCGTCCCAATGATGGTTCATACTAGCTTCGTTGATAACGTAAGACCAAGGGTTGTCTTTTATTTTATCGGCTAATCCGTGGTCCCAATCGCTAATAACTAAATATGCTTTTAGCTTTTTATCTGTTAATGGGGTAGTTAATAAATTTTTCATGATTTCTCCTTTTTAAATTTATTTTTGTTATTATTAATAGTATAATAATTATAGCCTCATTAAACCATTCTATTCTAAATAGGTTATAATTTTCTCGAAGAAATTGATTTTTATAGGGATATTTAAAGACGATTGTAATTGGATATAACTATAATACGGAGTCTGTAAATCTTCGAGAGTTTTGGTTGAAGTATTCTCGAACTCTGTGAATGAAATTCGCTCCTCATATAAATTAAAACGAAGCTCGTCCTCAGGGTCGAAATTTCCTATTACTTTGTCGTTCTTTATTATGATTGAAAGTCTGTCTGTGTCGTAATAATAAAGGATGTAAGTGTTATTATTTCGTGTCACTATTTTCTTAATCATAGCTTTTTCCTTTCTGCTATCTTAAATCTATGTTTATTTTTTTTAAAAGTGCTAAACACTCTTGTTTAGTCTTTTTTATAGCGAGGGTTTTAACTAGATGTAACTGTTGAAAAAATTTAGTTTCTTCGAGTGAATGAAATTCGAGAATAAAACAATCCTCGCAATTTTCTTCTATATTAAAGTATTGATTAACTACTTTAAGGGTTTCCATAACTTTTTCCTTTCTTGTTATTCTTAAAGAATAAACTTTTTTAAACCTAATTAAACAAGTTTAATAACTTCGTGTTTAAATATAAATAAAGCCAGTCCAGTTAAGACGCCTCCTGGTATTCCCGGGCCGCATAGCTCTCCCGTATCTTCTCTCCATATATACCAGCCCCCGCATCGATTATAAACTTCTTCGAAAGGCGGTATATATCTTACGTGCTTATTTATTAATGCTTTTCTTACATCAGCAGGCAAAGCGTCAAATTTTTCTCTCACGTTCATAACTTTTTCCTTTCTTGTTATTCTATTATTATAAAGTAATGTAAGCCTAATTAAACAATTTTAATAGTCATTTTATAGTTACCTCCATTTCTTTAATCTCAGAAATCATTCCTATATTACTTTTCATAAACTCACTATATTCTTTTGCATCATCTAACTCTCTAAAGACTGGCCAAAATATATTACTTTGATCACTAGAAGTATAATTCCACATTCCATGTAGTTGCTTTGGATTCCATATGTGAATATAAAAGTGAATCATATTATCAATATCTTCTTTATCACGATGACCCCTCTTATTTTTATCTGTATCAATTACTATGTATGGCATTGTGTTTCTCCTTATCTGTAATTTGGACTAGTCGTTTTCTTATGCCATGCGACTAACTCTTTATCATTAAATATTTTATTGAATTTAATATCACAACTCCAGTATCCAGAGCTATGCATCGTTGCTAAAATCGTTTCCTTGTTTCCATACTTTGTACAGTGATATATCTCTAGAGTGTATTTATCCCCATGATAATGTGTATCTATTTTTTTAATGAGCGTGAAGTCTTTCTCGTCTTTGTCTGAAAAACTATAATCTCCGTCAACAATGGAATCTTCTATATACTGATTATGGGTTAGAATGTGAAAGTTAAAAATCTTCATCTCTGCCTCCATTTATATCTAATACTTTAGAACTCATTTTAATTTCTACTTCGTGAATAGTGATAACTCTATCTATGTTACCAAATAAAAACTCTGCGAAGTTATGTGCTTCTTCTATTGTTTTAAATATAGGAATCAACTCTTTATTATATATCCTCCATGATTCTTTATTAAAATTCATACAGTGGCCCATGTGTTCTATTCTCGAATTTAAACTGTTAACGTGTTCGGGCTTATAGTTATCGGCGTAAGTATCTATGACGACGTAACCTTTTTGAGGCTCTATATCTAATGGTGCTTTGCGTTTAAGAGTAAGATTATTTGATAATAAACTCTTGAAGTAATCTTGCATTGTTATATTCTTTTCTTTTGAAAACCATTGAGTAGTCATTGTGTTTTCCTTTCTATTTTGTTTTCTTTATTATAAAGAAAGAAGACGCAAAATTATACAAGAGGTTAATTTTTACTGCCGCCCTTTTTCGGTAGATTAGAGGCTTTGTTATTATGCTCCCGTATGGCTTCTTTTATTTTAGGGGCGACAATCTCGTGAACTCTATCAGAGAAGAAGTCTCCCGCATAATTCATATTCACGGTTTGGACAATATCTTTAATCTCCTCTTGAGTAATTTCTATCCATATTGATTTTTGTTTTTTCTTAGGCATTATCTTCTGTCTATTTTATGTCTATTTTCCCACCAATGTTTTGATCTAAATTCGTATTTGTCCTGCTCTTTTCTATCTGTTTTTCTATCAGTCTTTTTAACAAGTTCATCGAGAGGAAGCTGGATATCACCAAGGGAAGTTAGACAGTAAGGGCAAACTAGATTTTTATGATAGACTAACGTCTCACAGTCATCGCAGTATTTTTTAGTAGTCATAACCACTTAGAGAAAATCCATTCTTGTCTACGGAGTTTCTTTC